CTAAAATCAAAACCTTTAAGTGTATGGCTCAGAAATATCGTAATCGAAGAAAGAGGCACTTACTTCGTGCGTCCTTAATTTGTGGTATTATCAATTTCGAAATTTAATTTCGGGAGAAGTCTATTGTTTAATCCTCAGATTATACCTCTGTATGGCGAAAATATAGCTAAGGGCAAAAAAACAGCCTCACAAGCGCTGTTTTGGGCTTGTGAGGCTGTTTTTGTAAGGGAAGAAGTGGTTTTTTGTTAATGTTTTTTCTTGTGTAAATTTGGACTGCTGGACGTGATATGGTATAATAATCGCAAAATTTCAGCGCTTCCTGCTGAACCTCCAAGCCCAATTTTTGACGGTTATCAATGCTTGAAACCCGCGCATAACCGATTTTTATTTCCTTTTCCTTATGCAATTTCTCCTCCAATTAGTTTAAATTTTGTGTTGCTTTACAATTGTAAAACAACGCAGAACAGGCGAGAAAATTGACTTTTTGTACATTTTATGCTTAAATAATAGACAAGCTATTGCTTTGATATTTAATAATTTGGTGAAATTTACTCTGCTATTTTTCGTATTTTTGTCCATTTTATTGACGAATAAGCAAATAACTAGAAAGAAAAGAGGTGGTTTAATGACCGATAATGAAATTGTTACGATTTCAAGAAATGCCAATCTGACAGCAGAAAGAATGGAAAAGTTGCATAAAATTTATCTTGAACTTGAAGAAATCGGTTATGCTGGTTTATCTGGAAGTTTTAAAGTTGTTAAAAATGAGAGGGAAGCTAAAATTTTGCTAGCAATTGAAGAACAATTGTTGCAAGAGGAACAGCAAAAAATTATCAACTCTCCATTTGTGCGCTAAATGTTGTTAGAACCAACTTATACTTTAATTGCTGGAATAAACGGTGCTGGTAAGTCTACTTTTTACAGCCTAGACCAAGGAAAGAATATTTTAACAAATTCTTTTCGTATAAATCCTGATGAAATTTTAAGGGAGTTTGGTGGCGATTGGCGGAACTTTACAGACCAAGCCAAAAGTGCCAGACTTGCGGTTAAGATGATTGAGGCGTGTATTTCAAAAGAAATATCTTTTAATCAGGAAACAACACTTTCAGGTAACATTAGTTCTCAAATCAAGAAAATAAAACGAGCTAAAGAGAATGGTTTTTCAATTCAGCTTATTTATGTATCTCTTGAAAGTTCCGACTTGGCGATTAAACGAATTGCGGAGCGGGTTAAGCGAAATGGACACGGGATTCCAGATGATTTAGTTCGTAAAAGATATGAAAAATCATTAGAAAACCTAAAATTAATTTTGCCTTATTGTGATGCGATTGATATTTACGACAACACAACAAGTGAAGGCTATAAAATTGTTTATTCAGCTAGTGAGCTGACTGTAATTGACAATACCGATGCTTTCCCGTATGTAAAAAACTATATAAAATAACTTCACCAATTATTTAGGTAATGGTTTACGTCCTTGATTTATAAGGGCGTTTTTTATATCTAAAATAAAACACCATCAACCCAAAGCCAAATGTGTAAAATAGCCACAAAAAACCTATTTTCTAAACCCCTAAAAAGCAAGTTTTCTCCTTTATTTGATATTTAACCGTTTACGAGATGAACGCTTCAAACCGCACTTTAATAGTTTTTTGCTTGACTTATTTATCATTTTGAGTGATGAATAAGAGACAGAAACGGAAGATGAAAAATGACCACCTATAATTTGGAAGAATTTGAAGATGGTTCATCTCACATATACCTTTTTGGGCGTATTTTTCTGCGGCTTTGATAGTGTTGATGTGGTATAATGGGAGAAAGAAAATAAGATATTGAAAATATATTAAAAGAAATGAGATGAAAATTTGGGAAAGAAAACGGAATATTATCCATATAATGATATTAAAACGCATTGTTTTCATATTGTTTTTGATTTAGATGGAAATGAAAATATATGCCAGAGTGAGGAAGATTGGTGTGAAGAGATTTTTGATGAAATTCCCAATTTTGCTTTAGGAGATGAGAAGGCTCGTGAAATATCTAAAGCTAGTCCTAGAAAGGCTACTAAACAGGGAATGAAACTCCTTTATGAGGTAAAAGAAATTCGCGAAGCAAATGATGGATATTTAGCACTTGATTCTTCAGTAGAAGATAAGTATCTAAAACGAGGTGAGTTTGGAGAACTGATTTTATATTATCTTTTGAAAAAGAAACTTAATAAGCCTCAATTGATATCAAAAATCTATTTTAAGGATAGCTACAATGCAGTAGTGCATGGTTTTGATGCGGTTCATTATGATAAAGAGAGTAATGAATTATGGATTGGTGAAAGTAAGTTTTATAAAGATAAGAATGCAGCACTAAGAGAACTTGCAGATGATTTGGATAAGCATTTTAATTCAAAATTTTTCAAACAAGAATTTACGATAATTAGCAATAGATTCGAAGATTTGGGAATTCAAAATGATGAGATAAAAAATTTAATTGCTCCGGATAGTAAAGTTTTATCAAAACTTGTGAAGATAAATGCCTGTTTTTTTGCTTTGTTTGACGATGAAATTCTAAAATCTTTTTCTTATGAAAAAGGAACGGATAAACCGTCTCAAGACTTTTTAGATAGACTTAAAGATTCAGTTGAAAAAGCAAGGACAAATTTTGATGATAAGACAAAGGGATTTCTGCATAAAGAGAATTTGAAAATACATTTATTTTTGTTCCCTGTTGAAAGTAAATATAAGTTGGTAAAAAAAATGCACGAGAAATTGAAAAAGGAGCAGAGCTAAGATGAAGGATATTTTGCAAAATTTTGATGAAAGCTTTAATTTAGCCAGTAAAATTTCTCAGGATCAAGATAAAGAACAATTGATTTCTGTTATTGAAAATTGGAAATATGTTCATGAAAATGTAAGACCTGTATTTTCTGATTTAATAGAGAGTTTTGGATTCTACCCATATTTGAAAGAAAAAGAAAGTTTGGGAACAGCTGCACTTATCAGGAATGAATATCATAAATCTGAGTATTTAAAAAATGATTCAAACGGAAATTTGACATTTCATTTTGAACAAAAACAGTTGGAAGAAAAAATATCTAATAAACAAAATCTGCTAGTTTCAGCGCCTACAAGCTTTGGGAAAAGTTTATTGATTGAAGAATTTGTGGCAAGAAAAGCCCATAACAATATCATCATTATTCAGCCAACACTTGCATTGATTGACGAGACACGAAGGAAACTTAAGAAGTATGATGATTTTTACAATATTATCGTCAATACAAAACAAGAGGTAAAAGAAAATAACCTGTTTATCTTAACAAGCGAAAGAGTTCTGGATATTCTTCCTGTAATAAATACTGTTGACCTATTTATCGTTGATGAATTTTATAAGATTTCTAACAAGAAAAAAGATGAGCGAGTAAGTCATTTAAATATTGCATTTTATAAAGTAATGTTGAAATCTCCACAGTTGTTGCTGTTAACGCCAAACATTGATGATATTAATCAAGAGTTTATTGGAAAATATCACTTGGAATTTTTCAAGACAGATTATAGTTTGGTAAATCAAAAATCTGAAAAGATAGATTCTAGCGCTAAAAAAGGCGCTTGGAGTAAAAATAATGAGCCGGAAAAACGCCAACAACTATTTGAACTTTTGAATGAATTGACGGATAAATCTGAGCCAACTATTGTGTATGTCAAATCTCCTTCTCAAGCCGAAGAACTGGCTAAAGAATATATTGAGTGTCTTGATAATCTGGAGGAGAAAAAATTTCCTATTTTTGAATGGATAGATGAAAATATATCTGAAAAATGGCAGTTGAAGAAATATTTGCGGGCAAGAATTGGACTACATAATGGTCAATATCCGCGTCATATTGTGAATTCACAGCTAGAATATTTTAATAATGGAGATTTGAATGTTATCTTTGCTACCACTTCATTAATTGAGGGGGTCAACACTATTGCAAAAAATATCGTCATTTATGATATGCACAAAGGGAATCCTAAAATTACGTATTTTGATTTTAATAATATCAAAGGACGTGCTGGACGAATGATGAAATATTATACTGGTAATATTTACTATTTTGATGAACCGCCCGAAAAGATTGATGAAACTCTTGATATTCCAATTGTTGAACAAAATAAAGATTTACAAAGTGAGATACTGGTCAATTTAGAAACCAAAGATATTAAAGAGGAAAGAAAAAGCGATTATCAAAAGCTAATCGAAAATTTGCCGAATGATTTACTTGAAATATTTAAAGCGAATTATTTCAGTGTAGAAAAACAGACAAAATTATATCTACATCTGAAAGATAATCCTACTGTTTTGGATGATTTACTTTGGTCAACTACTACGCCTACTTATGACATATTATCTAATACTTTAGGAATAATAAATAATATACTTGATGAAAATAACGGTACTTATCACAACGCACTTGCTTATAAATGCATTAGCGTATCACACAATAGCTTAAAAGAAGTTATTGTTAAAGAAATAGAATCAAAAAAAGAATACTTAGCTAAAGAAGGAAAAGATAAGACCGAAGAGGAAATAATCAATTTATCTGTTTCTGAAATTTTATCTTTTATTAAGAATAAAGCAAAATATGAAATCCCAAAAAAACTCAGTGTGCTTGAGAGCATCGTTAATTACTTATCATCTGACAAAAAAGCAGATTATTCATCTTTTATTGCTATTCTTGAAAACGAGGGGGTGGACGAAAAAATCAGTATTTTGCTAGATTATGGTGTACCATCTTCAGCACTGAAAAAATTGAGAAATCTTCCAAACGATAACACACTAGACCATATTAAGCGGAATTTGCAACAATTTAATCTTAGCGAATATGAAAAGACTATTTTAGAGAAGGCGCTTTAAAATCGTTGTTTTCAAGTGAATGTAGTCATATATTATTTTTCATACTATCCCTCAAATCTGCCCAAAATCCATTTTCTTAATCTATTGGTTGTTTTGTAAATTTAGTTGGACAGCTAGGCATGCGTGATATAATGATGATAGAATTGAATCAAGCAACAATAGCGAAAGTGAGAATCATGGGAAACAATGCAAATAAAAACAATGAAATTTCTACCCTCAGCAGTGCTGCCGAGTATCTAACTTTTATCACATCAAGTGGCGTGGAGGCGATATATGCTGATGAAAATTTCGGATAACTGCAGTAGATGGGAAAAACTACGAGACAAAACACTATAATTTACAAGCAATAATTTCCGTCGGCTATAAAGTGAATTCTGAGTGTGCCGTGCAGTTTCGGAAGTGGGTGACACAAATTATTGAAAGATTTACGGTTAGCGGAGTTGATTATAAATAGAGCGAATACTGAAAAAAATAAAGGTAGCGAATTATTACTCGCTACCTTTATCTGGGTTATAGGTTGTTGTTTAGTATTTTTTTGATGGACTTCTTGGTGGTGTGGGTGGTAATACTATATCACTAAAAATTATCAAGAAGTAGAGAAAGGAGGTGAGGAGTGATGTTGAAGTTCAAATTTAATGGCGCTGTCGTTGATGATAGTGATGCGTGGTTTTACGATTGGTTCGGTGACCCTTATGTGAGTCCAAAAGCAGTCAAAGATTTTCTAGCGCAAGCTGGTGGTCAAGATATTCAGCTATCAATCAATTCTGGTGGCGGTTCGGTGTTTGCTGGTAGTGAGATTTTTACAGCATTGAAAGAATACGGTGGAAAAGTCGAAGTGGTTGTCAGTGGTCTTGCTGCTAGTATTGCTAGTGTTGTGGCTATGGCTGGCGATACGATTAAGATTAGTCCGCTTGGGCAACTGATGATTCATAATGCTGCAATGGTTGATTATGGCGATTATCGTGAATTTGACCATGCAAGTCAGATTTTATTTGCGACTAGCGAGAGTTTAGCTAAAGTTTATGCTGAGAAAACTGGTCAAACGGTTACCAAAATACTTGCTTTAATGGGCGAGGAAACGTGGATGACTGCTGATAAAGCAGTCGAGCTAGGTTTTGCAGATGAGGTGTTATTTGCTGAAAACGAGCCGTTACAACTGGTCGCAAGTGTTGGGCATATTGTCAGCAAGGAAAAAGTCAAGGCTTTTAAAGCTATGCTTGATAAGTCAAAAATCAAAGATGATGTCAAATTTGAAAAGTCTGATTTGAAAAATCTTGTTTCTGAGCTTGTCAGTGAAGTGCTTGACGAGAAAACAACTGAAAAATCAAAGCCAGTCAATGACTTGGCACGCTTTGTCTTTTTATAAATTTTAACAACGGAGGTCAAAATGACTATTTTTAACAAATTACCTAACTATCAGGCAGCAGTGACGAAATTCACGGAATCTGTCGCAAATGATGCCGATAAAACGGCACAAAATGAACTTTATGCTGAGGCGATGCAAACACTTGGCAGTGATTTGACGGAAACGTTGACAAATTCAAGTCGTGAGACGATTGAGCAGATGTTCGATGCACAAAAACTTAGTAAAGGCATGACGGCAAGTGAGGTCAAGTTTTTCAACGATATTAGCAAAAATGTTGGGACGAAAAATCCGATTCTTTTGCCAGAAGAATCTATCAACGAAGTGTTTGAAGATTTGAAAACGGAACATCCGATTTTGTCGGTTATCAATTTCAAAAATGCTGGTTTGCGTTTGAAAGCCTTAGTTGCCGAAACTTCTGGCGCTGCGGGTTGGGATGATGTTTTTACAGACATCAAAAATCAACTTGATACGGTGTTTAGTGAAGAAGACTTCTCTCAAAGTAAATTGACGGCTTTTGTCGTTGTGCCAAAAGATGCGCTGAAATTTGAGCCTTTTTGGTTGAAACAGTTTATCTTAGGGCAAATCACTGAGGCATTTTCAGTAGCGCTTGAATCTGCTATCGTCAATGGCGATGGCAATAAGAAACCTATCGGCTTGACACGTGACCTTAACAGTGGCACAACGTCTGGTGGTGTGACGATTTTTAATCCGAAAACTTCAACGATTGATTTGACTGGTCTCACACCAGAAAATGCGCCATCGCTTTTGAAGAATGCAATGTCTGTTTTATCTATGTCCGAAAAAGGGAAGTCAGTGGCAATTGCTGGTTCTGTGATTATGCTTGTCAATCCGTCTGACTATTATGAATTAGAGGCAAAATTCACGTCACTCAACTCAAATGGTGTTTACACCTTTACTTTGCCGTTTGGTATTAAAGTCATGCAATCAGTGGCTGTTAGTGCGGGTAAAGTTGTCATTTTTGTTGCGAAACGCTACAATGCCTATGTTGGTGGTGGCACTGAGATTAAGGAATATGAGCAAACGCTTGCGGTTGATGATTTAAATCTTTACACAGCTAAGGCTTTCTATTTTGGTAAGCCAAAAGACAATAATGTGGCGGTTATTGGTACGCTAGTTAGCGAAGGGGCTTAAAATGGAAAATGAAGTTTTGAAAATTAAAGTATTGAAAGATTTTGTAGATTTATCTATCAATCGCACACGTCATGTTGGCGAGGTGTTCGAGGTTACAGAGGAGCGTTTCGTGGAGATTGACACAGCGTTAAAATCTTATGTTGAAAAGATTGATGATATTGTTGATGTTGAACCAGAAACGAAAAAGTCGACTGCGGAAAAAGTTGAAAAGTTTGATGATATTGCTGATGTTGATGAAAAAGTGTCTGAAATTCCGACAGTTGATGTTGATGAAGAGAATGAGGGAGTGCCTGAAATTCCGACGATGGATAGCACAGTTGCGGAAATCAAAGCATGCTTAGATGCGCGTGATATTGTGTATACAGACAATATGAAAAAGGCTGAGTTGTTGGCGTTGATTTCAGAGTAGGAGGTGTTATGGCACTAGAAGGAATCGAGAAGTGGAGAATTGAAAAATGGGCACTTGAGAATCTCGAAAATTTTAAGGATAGAATGCGTATCAGTACGACTGCTGAAGATGAGAATCTTAAACAAATGTTGCTGTCTAGCGCCAATGCTCTTATTCGTTTGACTGGTGCGCGTGATTTTAATGATCCTACGCTCGTGAGTTTAATTTTTGATAGGGCGCGTTATGAGTATAATGATGCGCTTGACGAGTTTGCGGAGAATTATCGAGAAGAAGTCAATCTGCTCTATATTCAGCATGGATTGGAGGATGAAGATGATTTCAAGTCAGAAACAACGCAAAAATAAGACACACAATGGCACGTTACGAACACCTGTGACGTTTTGGAAGTACGGTGTAGCAAATGGGCTTGATGTGCGAGAAAGTCCAGTGAGCGTTTTGTGTGAAACTTTTGCGGAGATTTACAATCCGTCTCAAAAAGATTTGACTATCTTGAAAAATAGCGCTGTTGATGTTAAGCGGTCTGTGACTTTGAAAATTCGAGACCCTTTGACTGACTATCAGCCAGATAATAAACACTTTGTTGAAATTCAAGACGAGAGATTCGCTGGTCGACGGTGGAATATTGTGGATATTCGTCCTGATTTTTATGTGCGAGATTTTATCACGATTTTGTTGGCGGAGGTGTGAGATGAGCTTTACTGGTGCAGAAATTGTTGGTATGAATGAATTTGTGCGAAATCTTGAGGCAAAACTTGGCGAGGCACGTGTGAATCGTATTGTTAATAAAACTTTGAAAGAAATTGGCGAGGAATCCGCACAGGAATTACAAGCAATTGGTCAAAATTTTGTTGACCCTGATATGATTGCAACAAGTCGTGTCAGTCGAGAGTATGACGTTCCATCTGTTAAAGTCGGTTGGTCTGGCGGTCGTTGGCAGGTGGTTCATCTCAATGAGTTCGGTTTTAATCATACTGGCGGTAAGTTTGTTAAGCAGTCTGCTTTTGGTGTTATGCAAGGTTTCGTTAAATCGCAAGAGGGAACTTATCAGCAAAAATTACGCACTAAACTAGGAGAGTTGACAAAATGAAAGATATGATGACAGAAGTTTTTCAAGTGTTATCAGGCAAATCAGAACTCGCAGATGTGGTAATCAAATCATTTGAGCCTCCTGAAACTTTGACTGACAACGCCTCAAGTATTGTGATTGTGCCAGTGGGGTCGCCTGAGCAAGCGATGGCTGGGAGTGATAAATTTCTAGCTAAACGTTTTGTCTATCAAATCAATGTTGAGACTTCAGATAGGATTGAGACGAAAAGGTTAGCGAAAGCTGTTGAGGGCGCTATGCTTAGCATGAAGTTTGTACAGTTATCTGGCGGTCTTGATGAATATTTCAGTGAAACTAAGCGTTATGTGGATGCGCGCCGATATGTTGGCGTGAGTAAACTTTACGCTGATTATTAGAAAATGGAGATTAAATAATGGCTTTAATTGGTTTTGAGCGGATGACTATCCGTGTGTTAGATGGTGCTGCGCCTGTGACGAGTGGTGCGGGTAAAAACATCTTTGTGATTCAGGGCGATGAGGGAGAGGGTGCGACTTATAGCGCCAAAATCTCAGGACTTGGCGATTCTGTTGTGACTTATGGTTCAAATAAACCGTACCATACAGCTATTGGCAATATTAAACTTGAGCTTGAAACGGTGGATATTCCTGAGGAAGTTCTCAATGTTGTCAGTGGTTTTGACGAAACTGTTGGTGTGGTTACGCTTGGCCAAAAGTTGACACCGCCTAAATGTGCAGTTTTGCTTGAATCTCATAGTTTAAGTGAAGAGGATGCTCTTATCGGTTTTTATGAGGGGTATTTTACACCAAGCGATATTGAGATGAATACGCTAGAGGAAAAGACAGAGGAATTAGCTAAGGATAAACTAACCTTTACAGCTTATGCCTCGACAGATTCGGCGACTAAAGGGAAACGCATGGTTAAATACCTCGGTAGCGAATCGACTGAAATTGCAACACTCAAAGCGGGGTTGAAAATGACAGCTGCCGTCTAATTAAATCAAGGCACTGTCAAAGGTGTCTTGATTATTTTGAAAGGAAATATATGAGTTTAGAAATCAAGGTTTTAAATCAATCTGGCAAAAAAGAGGTATATGAGTGTACTTTTATCCCCGCTCGTAAATACCTTGAATATTTGGAGCTTGAGGAATCAATCGAAAAAGAGAATTTTAAGCCGAGTGAAATTCTCGGCAAGCGCTTAGCATTTATTGCCACATTATTTGATAATTTGACAGTTGATGAGATGTATGATGGTTTGAGTACAAAAGAATTGCCTGTCATTGTGCAAGAGGTTACAATGGCTATCTTGGGTGGTGGTGACGATGACCCAAAGGACAAGTAACTGCTACTGCTGCCAAAAAGAAATTATTGATGTTTTTCAAGTCGATGATGACTGAACAGCATTTATCAATCAATGAGGTTATGGATTCTGATTGGCGCTCGTTGCTAATGGTTTTAGGTGCTGGTGACGAAGTGGCGAAATCTGAAAATAAAGTCATTGATTTGGCTGATTTTATCAATACACTATAAAAAAACTTCGCAGAAATGCGATTTTTTTGAATAAATATCATTTACTACTTGACAATACGTGTATATACGTGCTACAATAATAAATGTAAGGAGGTACAGTTGCATATGCCACTTACTGGGAAAGATATGCTCAAACTTCTCAAAAAGCAAGGTTGGGTTGAACGTAGGCAAGAAGGGTCACATCATCATCTTTATAAAGATGGTGTTCGTGTGACAGTTCCTGTTCACGGTAACGAAGACCTTGGGAGAGGCTTAGAGAGCAGAATCTTGAAAGATGCTGGACTGAAATAGTCTGGTGTTGTTTTGGAGGTAATGATTATGTATATAGATTCATTGACGAAAACTTATCCCGCTGTGTTTGCGCATGATGGAGATGGCTATTTTATAGAATTTCCAGATATTCAAGGTGCTTACACGGGTATCAATAACAAAGATTTGTCTGTTGGTGTCGCAATGGCTGAGGAGGTTCTTGGCATGGTATTAGCTGATTTTGTCGAAAATGGCGAAAAGTTACCGATACCGTCAGATATAAACAACGTCAAGTATGAAGATGGTGGTTTTGTTACGTTGATAAAAGTGGATATGGAGAAATATTTTCATGATGAAACGCTTGTGAAAAAGACTTTGACAATTCCAAAGTGGGCTGATGATACAGCGAAACGGTCGGGGCTTAATTTTTCAAGGTTATTGACAGAGGCGATTGGCGCAAAAGCGACAGAATTGGCATTTAATCGAGAAGTGTAAAAATGGAGGTAGTTTCATGACAAATAAACAAGTTGCGTTGATAAGGGTTGGTTTGTCGTTTGGTGCGATTATCTTTTACCTTGTTGCAACAATCAATCTTTATCTAACACATCATGAGGCTGTTGTTTCAATGATTTGGGGGGCGGTGTTTATTGTGCCGATACTACCGATTATTGCTTGGTTTTTGCTTGGCTATGTGCTTTGTCGACTATTTTATAGAGCTTTACAAAATAATTATATTGAGCATTTTAAAGAGTGAGGTATTTGAGAAGTCCTATTTTTAGGGCTTTTTTTATTTATACTGGAATTATAATAAATTTTGGAGGAAAAATATGGCAAATGGTACACCATTAGGAAATATGGTCGTAAAACTTGGATTAGATAGTTCGAGTTTCGGGGATAGTGTAACGGCAGCAAATCGAGCGGTTAGGTATTTCACAAACGAAGTGAAAGCAATGGACAATGTTATGAAATTGACAGGAAAAAGTAGCGACGGACTAAGCGCCAAGCAAAAGTCGTTAAAAAATGCGATTGAATCACAGTCTAAGGCTTTAAAAAAATTGGAAGAAGACTTTAAAAAAGTTGAACCAAATACGCCAGCCTATGAAGCACTTGCTAATAAAATTCAAGCTGCTAATGTGAAGATGGCATCATTTGAGGGACAACTCAAGCAAGTAAACGTAGAACTATTGAACACTGCAAAAGAAGTTGCATCAAGCACTGGCTTGGCAGGAGGGTTGAATAGTTTAGGGGATAAGGCGATTGCAGCAGGAAATAAGTTAGATCAGATTGGCGATAAAATGCGCCCAGTATCTACAATATTGACAGCGGGATTTGCCTTGGCAACTAATAAAGCGATGGATTTTGAAGGGCAAATGAACACAGTCAAATCATTACTTGCTGATACAATTCCAAATGCTGAGGATTTAGGAAAAGCTACCGAGGAAATGGGCGAGAAGTCTAAAGGTTGGGCAAAACAGTATGGGATTTCAACATCAAGTATCAATAACGGAATGGAGGAGTTGATAAAAAAAGGTTTCGATATGAACGAAACGATTGCTGCTATGCCAGCGATACTAGATGCCAGTAAAGCTAGTGGGGATGATTTTGGGATTGTCATGGATTCGGCATCAAGTATTTTACGACAATTTGGCTTAGAGGCAAAGGATACGGGGCGCGTGACAGATGGTTTAACTTTTGTTGCTAATAAAACATCGTCTGGATTTGCAGACTTGGGCGAGGCGATGAAATATGTCGGTCCAGTCGCAAAAGCTACTGGGAATACGCTCGAAGATACGGCGGCAGCTGTTGGTATTTTATCAGATGCAGGTATCTTAGGGTCACAGGCGGGTACTGCGCTTAAGACGAGTTTATTGAGATTGTCGCAAATCTCAACGGATAAAATGGTTGCGCAATTTTCAGAGCTTTTGAATGTTGCAGGTAAAGGTGCTAAACCACTTGTTAAAGCGTGGGAGGAATCTGTCCCAGCTATCCAAAATGCCAAAAATAGACTGACGGAAGTTATCAATCTCGGTGGTACGAAGAAACAGATTAAAGATGCCGAGGAAGGTATTACCGCAGCTTACGGTGGTATCAAAACAGCATTTGAGAAAATGTCATTACCTGACCAAGTGGAATCACTTAATGGCATGAAAAAAGAATGGTTAGCAAATGGTCGAAGTCTTGAAGATTACAATGAAATTATCACGACATTAGTTGGTAAAGAATCACTACCAGCTATGATGACTTTGATTGATAAGGGTGGCGAATCTATCAAGAGTTTGTCAAAAGAAACGGGTAATGCGACTGGTTACACTAAAAAATTAGCGGATGAGCTTGGAAAATCTAGTAAAAATGGTGTTGAGAGGTTCAAATCAAGTCTCGAAGTCCTTCAAATTACTATTGGCCAAAAATTATTGCCAACTTTAGCGCCATTGGTTGAACGGATAAATGATACTATTGACGGATTTCTAAAATTACCTAAGCCTATTCAATCGGCTGGGGTTGGGTTAGCGGGATTTTTAGCCTTAGGTTATCCCGCATTGAATTTTTTGGGTGGCGCTAGTAAAGCCTTGGGAATTGCCTCGAAAGGTTTCGGGGAACTTGCGACAGGTATCAAGTTAGCTAGTGGCTTAAAAGATGTTGGGCTTGCTGCTAATGCTGCGAGCGGTATGGGAGGTCTTGCGGGATTGGGTGCTGCGCTTGCACCTGCTGCGCCAGTTATTATTGGATTAGGCGCTTTAGCAATCGCTACTGGTATTGGTGTTAAAGCATTCCAAGAAATGACGAGAGAAAGTCGTGAATCAAAAAGTAGGATTGAGCAATGGGGGACAGATGTTGGCTCGCATGCTGACGAGGCGATGGATAAAGTCCAAAAACTCGGACAAGAGACAGGTACAGCGATGCAATTGACAGCGCAAGGTTTTTCAGATGCGACACCAGGCATGGTTGAAAATTTAAAAGAGATCGGTAGTACACTAGAAAATTCTATTTTGGATAAGCAAGTTTCATTAGATGCCATGATTTCTAAAATGCCTGAAACGATTCAAGAATCTTTGCGGAAAATTATTGAGGATCAGACGAAAATTGACAATGAGGCACTTGCTAAAATTAAGGATAATCAGGCTGAAATTTCAAATATTCAAAAAACGGCAGCTGAAAATGGCGGGGAATATACGGCACAACAATTGAAATTGATTCAGAATTTAGCAACTGATTCAGCTAATGCCTATGTTAGTACTTTGAATGTTACAGAAAAAGAGGCTGGAAATATTCTTGATGCAATGACAGGGGATGTAGCAAAAGCGACAAAAGCACAAGGTTCTGAATGGTTGTCGAATCTAGGGAAACAACGTCAAGGAATCACTATTCATTATTCAGAAATGCGTGAGGAGATGACAAATGAATTAAAGGCACAGGGATTAGAAAATACAAAAATCGGTAATCAGATGCTTGCAGCATTAGAGGATAGTCAAACGAGTGCTACACAATTATTAGATGGTCAAATGGCAGCCATTCTTGAAAAATATCCAGAGCTGTCAGAAGAAATATTTCTTACAAATGGTCAAATGATTTCTAGTACCAATGAGTACGCTAAGGAAATGATCGCCGAAAATAAGAGAGTTGCCGAGAGTTTTAAAACATTGACAGTGCTGAACGGAAAAAATGCCGAAGAATTTCAAAAAAAGACAGAGCTTATGGCTACTGAAACAGGAAAGATGAGTGAAAAAACCAGTGCTTTTGTCAAGAGTTGGAACGCCTTAGTCCTTGATGATAAGAAAGTAAATATTGACACAAATGCACAGGCGAAGATAAACGAGGCAACTAAGAGTAGAGAGGCGTGGGATGAGCTAGTTTTTGGCGCAAAAGATGCGAGTTTAAAATCTAATGCTAGGATAATGATTGCTGAGGCAGCAGTTGCTAATGGTTATTGGGACGACTTGCCATTTACAGAGAAGCAAGCCTTGATAAAGTCTGATGCAACTTTGAAAGTCGAAGAGGCGCTTATGGCTTCTGGTAAATGGCAAGAGATGACTTTGGAGCAAAAAAACGCTATATTGGCGTCTAATACGCCTGAAAAAATAGCTACAACTATGCTTGAATTGGGGTTGTGGCAAGAATTTGTTCCGATGAATAAAAAACTAAAGGCTGAGAATTTTGATGTATTGAATAAGATTGCAACATCTGAAAAAACTTTGAATCAATATAATAATTTACCTGTTGAGCTAAAGACGATGATTGTTGATAATACTTTGAGTAATTCAAAGATTGTTGATAGCGGGGAGTTAATCAAGAAATACAATGCTATTGACCCAGAATTAAAAAAACTGTTGGCTGATAAATTTAATCTTGATACGACTATTCAAGCAGCGACTGGGCGGATTGGAGACTATGAACGACTACATCCGCAAGAAAAGAAATTGACTGCTAGTGATCAAACAGGGAGTGGTGTTAATTCCGCTGTTAATACAATCAATCAAGTAAAGGATAAAACAGCAACAATCACGACAATTCATCAAGATTTGTTTGCAAAGCCTACGGAAAATTATCAAGGCGCTATGTATGCTAAAGGGTCTAACTACCACAAGGGTGGCTTAGCTATGGTCAATGACCAAGCAGGGCGACTTTACAAAGAGATGGTAACTTTGCCAAATGGTCGGTCATTTGTACCAGAGGGGCGCAATGTGGTGCTTGATTTGCCACGTGGCTCGAAAGTTTTGACTGCTCAGAAAACTGCGCCGTTGATTCCGAAATATGCTAAAGGAATCGGCAAGCAGATAATTCCCGCCAATGGGCAAATTTTTCGGGATATGGAAAAAGCTCAGAAAGCGCCGAATTTGACGACTGTTATTCAAAATAAAGTTGATGGTGGTATTTTACAAATGATTGTCAAGGCTTTACAAGGTTTGAAACAAGGCAATGTTGAGCAGAAAATCATCATCGAAAATGTCACTTGGACTGGTAAAGAAGATATAACAGAATTGTTGCATCAACTGGCAAACCAAGAGTTAATTAACGCGAGAGGAGGGTTAGTATGAGTATTACTTATCGAGGTAAAAATGCTAAGGCGGTGTATGGTTTAGAAATATTGGATGACTTGACGTTTGAAAATGCTGCGCGTGATGTTGAGGTAGTTGAGATAGCAGGTCGTGATGGCGAGATTATTATTGACAATGGTCGTTATAAGTCGGTAAATGCGACGATGAGTTTTGTCATGTGGCGCAATTTGGATTTTGAAACTTTTGAAAACCAGATAAATGCGATTAAAAATTGGTTAAGTCTTGCTTTTGGTTATTCAAATCTGCTATGGTCTGCCGAACCAGATTATACTTACAGTGCACGTGTAGACGGCAATGTTACAATAAAGCCAGTGAATGAAACTAGGGCGACTGTCGAGGTTAGATTTATTTTTGCGCCTGTTAAATTTCTAACGAGTGGTTTAAATGTTCAGAGTTTGTCAAATAACGTTGCGTTTGCAAGTAAAGGAAATATTTCCGCTAAGCCTTTATTGACTTTAACTGGTACAGGAAATGTGACTTTAAAAATCAATGGTAAAGATTTTATCTTGAAAAATATCACAGGTGGCATTATCATTGACTGTGAAAAAATGACAGCGACTAATCTTGATAAAAATCAGTCACAAATGGATAAAGTTTATTCTTGGCCTATGCCTGTTTTGAAAGTCGGAACGAATACAATTTCTTGGGATAATTCTTCATTTAGCGTGACGATTGTGCCGAGGTGGGGAGATTTGGTGTGAGGTTGAAAAAGTCCTGTTTTTCGGGGATTTTTTTTATACACTAGACTTATGATAAAGAAAGGAGGTAAAACATGAGTTATCCGATTTTATACCAAGCAAACGAGACGAATTTTCAACATCAAGGCTTGGGTGTGTTGGTTGACACAATCAGCGCCACAGTTACTGAAGAATTAAACGGTAAATTTGAGCTAGATTTGGTTCATGGCTACAATACAGGTTTGTCAAAGCATTTGCTCGCTAACAATATCATCAAAGTTGATGCGGGAAATATCCTCAAAAATCAGTTATTTAGAATTGTGCAAGTGTCGAAACCGCTTAATGGAAAGATTGCAGTACATGCTGAACATGTCAGCTACATCACAAATGACTTGACTTTGAAACCAAAGACCATAGCTTTTGAGCAAAATTGCCAGGGGGCTATGAATTGTTTTCTTTCAGCCATTCACGAAACAGACCACGGTTTGACAGTCTTTTCAGACGTGATAACCGAAAGTTCGACAACGTGGGCTATTCCCGATTTTAAAACACCTCGTGATGTTTTGGGTGGTGTTGAGGGGTCGATTCTTGACAACTGGGGTGGCGAGTATAAGTTTGATAACTATCATATTTCGCTATTAGAACAACGTGGTAGCTATGCGAATACTGTTATTGCTTACGGACGAAATCTGACGGCATTTGAGCAAGAAACAAGCATTTTAGAAACAGTCACGTCTATTTATCCTGTTGCTGTGATAACGTCTCGTGAGGGCGAAACTGAGAGCACTGTGACACATACTTTGCCAGAGCTTGTGGTCGATAGTCCGCATATCGGTAATTTTCCAAATCGTAAGACCTTACTTGTTGACTTTTCTAATGAGTTTGATGATAAAAATCCATATTCGGATACAAAACTTCAGGCGAGAGCGCAAAAGTACATCAAAGCTAACCAAATCGGTGTGCCTAAAGTGTCTATGACCCTTGCGACCATTGATTTAGCGAAGATGGTTAGTGATGACTATAACGCTGCCAAAGTTGAACGCTTAGATTTGGCAGATACTGTCAAGGTGTACTTTGACAAGCTCGGCATCACGACTGAGGCAAAGGTTACGGCGGTTAAGTGGAATGTTCTAAAAGATAGTTATGACGAGTATACGCTCGGTGCAAAGAAAGCAACACTAGGCACTATCATCAAGGGAAATGTCGCAGAAATCAAGGCGGTTGCTGAATCTGCGAAAAAGAATGCAATCGAGGCTGTGCAGTCTGCTAATGGAAAAAATAGCAACTATTACGGCAATTCAAGCGACGGCGAACCGCAGAATCCGAAAGTTGGCGATATTTGGTTCGTCAAAGACGGCGAGCGCACAATTATCAAATCATGGAATGGGACATCATGGGTTGAACTTGTATCAAGCGATTGGCAGGAGATATTTGAGCTAGGACTGAATGCAGAATTAGATGTTGTGCGTGAAGAATTAGAAATCGCCCTCGCTGAAAAAGACGTTGCCATAGCCCAACTTGATGATAAACTAACTGAAAACGAGACAATCTTAGCACAAGCAACGCAAGAATTGACTGCAAATCAAACTGAAATTGCCAGTCTTGTAGAAGGCTTAGCCATCAACACACAAGCGCAAGCGGAACTTGAATTGTCGTTATCAGAACTAGATGCTGAACTTGCTGCTAACGTCGCGGAAGTCGCAAGCGCAACAGCGGCAATCGCTGCAGTGCAATCAAACGTTGCACAAGCGGTAACTGGCGCTAATAATGCTGTGAGTAAGGCAGATAGTGCGATAGCAAACGCAAGTACAGCCTTGACACAAGCGCAAAATGCTCACGCTAAATCTGTCAAGAGTTCTGCCGTGACTTATCAATCAGGAGCAAGCGGGACAACTGTACCAACTGGTACATGGGGAAAATCCATCCCGACTACTTCGGCAAGTCAGTATTTATGGACTAGAACTGTTTTTACGTTACAAGATGACACGAGTACGACTAGCTATTCAGTATCTAAGCAAGGCGCAAATGGGGTGGATGGGGTAGATGGTACAAGCGCCCCAACAATAACAGCAGTTCAAGACCAGTTTTATCTGTCAACCTCTAACACCGCTCAAAGTGGCGGTTCTTGGGGAACTGGGGTGCCGACATGGGTCAGTGGCAAGTACTACTGGTCAAGAGTTGCGACAACCTTTAGTAATGGAGCAGTAACTTATTCAACGCCGATTTTAGATGCGGCATTGAATCAAGCGCTTGTGTCAGCTTTGGAAGTCAAAACAACAGCTGCGAATCTGTCAACGACAGTCTCGCAACATGCAACTTTGATAGCAACAAAAGCCAGTCAATCGGCAGTAGATAGCTTGACAGGGCGCATGACAACAGCTGAGACAACGCTCACGCAACACGCAGGTCAGAATTCAGCTCAAAGCTACGACAGCAACAGTAGATGCGCTAACAAAGCGTGTGACGAGTGCTGAGACGACTATCACGCAACAAGCTGGATTGATTCAACTCAAAGCCAGTCAAACATCAGTAGACACACTGACTGGTAAGATGACAACTGCCGAAAGTAAAATCACACAGATGTCAAGCGACATCAATTTGCGCGTGACAAAAAATGACATCATCAATCAGATTAACTTGTCAAGTGAGGGTGTGCTGATTTCGGCGAATAAGCTGACGATTGAAACGACAGGCAACATGCTCACAAATTCAGAATTTCAATCCAATAACTTTTTTGATGGTTGGTTCTTTCAAGGCACGCAAACAGTCAATGCCAATAAAGGCTTTTATGATTCAGCTGGTTATCATCAAGATTCAACTGGCGGGCGAAGTTATAGCGTTGGTATTGACAGAAGAGCGGACACAACCACCTACTGGTCGGGCATTTATCAAGATGTTCGGGCAAGAGCTGATTTTCCTTATTCCGCAAGTGGCGTTTTTACCGTTAATGAAATAGGAGCTGCTGGCGGTAGTGGTGCAAGACTTGAATTAGAAGCACTTGATAGCGCAGGAGCTATTCTGGGTTATAGCAGAGGCGTTTATCGTCCTGCTAATAGTGGCTATGCCACTATTAAGATTGAAAATTTTGTCGCCCCAAGTGGTACTGTCAAAATGCGTTTGAAGTGGGTGGTTCATGGTGCGACTAGGGCTTATGCGACACGATTCATGTTGAACAAGGGAGTGAAAGCAGCACCGTATGATGCCTCAACTGGCGCTTTATACGTTGTAGGTAATATGATTGTGGACGGTGCAATTACGGCTGACAAAGTCGCAGCGAACGCAATAGTTGCTGGTAAAATCGCCGCAAATGCCGTAACAGCGACACAGATTTCAGCAGGAGCGATTACAACTGTCAAATTAGCAGCAGGAGCAGTCACAGCAACGACAATTGGAGCGGGTGCCGTAATTGCTGATAAAATTGGCGCTAATGCAGTCACAACTGCCAAACTTGCAGCAGGTGCAGTGACTTCAGATAAAATCACGGTAGCCAATCTTGCTGCGATTAACGGAAATCTTGGCACGTTGACAGCAGGCACGATAGATGCGAGTGTTGTAACTGTTAAAAATCTCAACGCCTCAAACATCTCGACAGGCACATTAAATGCCGCAAGAATTGCTGCCAATACCATCACATCAACGCATATCAATGTCGCAAATTTAGCGGCAATCTCAGCTAATCTTGGCACGATAACAGCAGGGACGATAAATGCAAGCACTGTGAACATCACTAATCTCAACGCCTCAAACATCTCGACAGGCACATTAAATGCTGCAAGAATTGCCGCAAACTCAATTACTGCAGATAAGATAAGCGCTACCAGTCTTGCCTTGTTCAGCAATGACACCTATCTAAAAGTGTTGTCTAATGGTGTGTACTTCAGCAACAAAGCGCAAATTATTTTCGAGAATTGGAATGATAGCAATGGCGAATTACAGAGCACGGAGGGATTGTATATCGGTGGTCGTGGTTCGGGTACAAAACATGTGGCATTTACTCGCTCAAACGGTTCGACTTTTATGTTAAGATCAGAAACAGGAATGGCATACGGTGCTAATACGAATATTGCTACAAATGCTTTGAATATCTACGACTATACACATATCTGGAACTCAATGCGAGTACACAGTACAGGACTTGTGCTTGATGGCTATTTGGCAATGGGCGGTGGTGTCAGTGAGGCTAGTATTCAGTATGATAAAGGTGCTGGAACGATGAATTTCCGTGTGCCAGGTGAGAGAAGTGGCTCATATTATTGGTTTAATCAAAAAGTCATCAGCACTGGTAGCTTTTCAACAAGCTCTCAATTGTCTCTTAAAGATGTCAAAGGTGATTATCAATCTGATGCTTTAGCGGAAATTTGTAAAACAAATATTGTGGAATACGCTTATAAAAATAGTCCAAACGACAAACAGTTGTCGCCGATTATTGATGATGTAAACGTTACTCCAGAGTATTATCTACCAGACATAGTCCATGATAATAAAACAGTCAATCTATACGCTATGTCGTCATTATCGTGGTTAGCTATCAAACAATTAGCTCAAAAAATAGGAAAGATAGAGGAGAAACTCAATGCTTACATTTAAAAATCAAGAACTAGCGCCAGTCATCAACTTTTTGGGAAAGTTGGCACTTGCGCCGAAAGCAAGCCGATGCCGCTCAAAACTCATCAAAAAACTGATGGAAAAATATGAGGAATTTTCAGAGGATGAAAAAAATCTCTTTGAAAAATATGGGGAACGTGATGATAAAGGCAATCTTGTCAAGACAGATGATGGTAACTATAAATTAGTGCCTGAGACTGCTAAAGAGTGTTTGAAAGAGCAAAGGATATTAGTAGACGAGGAGGTGATGATAGCTCTTGATGAAATCGAAGAAAAAGTCAAGTACTTGGTGGCGCAACTAGATGAACTCGATATTGAGTTTTCGGGGAATGATGCAGTAATCTATGATACGCTCATGGATAAATTAGAGGAGGAAATCTAAAATGACACTTACAAAAATCACATCACAAGGCACACTTAATGCCTCATCAACAATCAACGACGTAGATGCCGTCTACTTTTCTGCTAACATCAACACTGATGGTAGTTTTAATTTTTCAGTTGTTGGCGATAACGCTGATGCTATATTTGACACAGATAAAAAAGTATCAACTGAAATCAAAGCTGATGTAAATGCTTTTATCTCTGCAACGTATGAGCAGGCACAAACGCAACGCGCAAGTTATACACCAGAAGCGGTACAGACGGCAACAACAGATTAGGAGGCGAATAAATGGGATTACTTGAAATTGGTGGTATTTGTGGGTCAAAAAGGAAAGGGGGTGAGGAAAAATGACGAATAAAACTTATGACGTTCTGAAATGGATTGTTATCACAGTTTTGCCAGCTTTAGCAGCAATTGTTGGCACGATTGGGACGGCGACTAATTGGGCGCATACTGGTATTGCTGTGATTATTATCACAGCACTTGATACGTTTGTCGGCACACTGATTGGCGTGTCTGGCATCAATTATGCAAAGGAGAATGATGATGAGTTATAAGCAACTCGTAACACCTGACATTGATACGCCGTCATGGCGTGGTTGGTGTTTAGGTTATGTAGATGATGCCTTGAATGCGTTGGATTCTAATCGTTCATACAGCGCTCAAATTGGATACGAGAGGGCAAAAGCTAAAGGCTGGGTTCATAATGATATGAACTTTCCAAGTGATGTCTGGTTTCCGTTATTTTGGGCAATTAACATTGGAAACAATGCAGGAGATGGTCACGTCGCATTAGCGAAAATGAGCAACGGCAATATCGAAATTCATGATAGCGAGGTTCACGCAGGCGCAAGAGTGCCATATCGTTCATTGGAGGAAATTAACGGTTGGTTTGCGGCTTTCGGCTTTGAATATCTCGGTTGGTCTATCGGCGTTGACGGCGTGCAAGTTATCGAAGAAATCGTATCAGAACCAAGCGCACCAGTTGCGCCACAATTGAAAGGACAAAGTAAAATGGAATGTATCGTAGTAATGAAAGACAACATGGGTGGCGCTTTCAAGAAAGACCGTGTTTTTTTCTGGTCAGCTGACCAAGGTTTTAAATATCTCGAAGATAAAGATGACATCAAAATCTTAGATGACATCTCTAATCACTGTATCGGAAAGCCAATGTATCGTGTTGAATCATCTAAACAAGGACCATGGCATGCACGTCTTGCACAAATCAACGGTAGTTGTGATATTAAGTAAAAACGATAGAAAGAGTTTCGTTTTTATCTAAACCAAAAGCCTAGTTACTTTTGCGAGTGGCTAGGCTTTTTTTGTTTAAAATTTAGAACGATAAAAAAATCACGATTGCGCGTGATTCACTTCTTGCCTGACATAAATGATTTTAAATTTGTTAGCTTTTTTGTCAACTATGAAATGAATCACAGTAAAATGTAATGGTGTTTGAAATCTATGAAATTGAGAATTATCAAGTGTATCATGTTATAATCACGGTCGTTTCATAAATTTAATTTATCAAACAACATCACAAATTTCCAATAACAGCACACAAAACACGCTCATTTAACAAGCACTGTAAAAGATTTTGTTTCACACTTTTCTTCTTGTTTTTCTTT